ATTTAACTCTCATAATATAGAATCCTGTGCCTCTTCGTAAATGTTGTTTATGGTCATCTTGATGTCGTTTTTGCTCAGAGGAGTCTTCATGGTATCAACAGTTTTAATCAGAACCGAAAGGGTATCCTCAATCTCCATAACCTCGGAGTCGCCATCTTCATCGGCTTCATAATCCATAGTGTCAGAAATCTGCAACTCATACGCAACAGTGTCCAGATTATGAAGAAACCGGTCTAACATCAGCTCATCTTCTTTCTCTCTGACAAATACCTTGACAATGCCATTGGTGTATGGTTCAACATCAAAGTCATCATAGTTCACCGCAAGGTCATCATAATAAATCTTGTCGAATATCTTGGTGGTGTTCTCTACGAACTCAACCTCGTTGTCTTTTAGGGTGTCAAGTACCCAGAAGCCCTTGGTATCACCAAAATCATTCCAGTCTAACTGGTAGGGTATACCCAGATAACGAATGTTCCCATGTTGGGAGCCAATATGGAAATGCCCGGAGTAAACACTTTGAAAATGTTTCATGGTACTGGCATCCAGACCGGATTCACAGTCTATACCATTAACCATGGTAAAGCCCATTATCTCAAAGTGACCAAACAGCAGGTCAGCAGTAGACTTATCCATGGCACTATTAATCTCTTCAGAGTTTTCTTGGTTAATCCATGGCACAGCAAGCGCACTGGTGTTACCATATTTCAGAACAGTGGGGTCGGTGATGATATTGATGTTGGTATAAAGGTTATCCAGTAAGGTCTCTACAGAGTTTATCTCATTGGTATTTTTGTTATAGGTATCATGATTACCTATGATGGTGTCAAGTTTTATTCCCAGCTCATCGAACCGGGAGAAGAAATGTTTCTTCGCCTTGTTCAATGTTTTCACGTTGATGAATTTACGGTTATCAAACAGGTCGGCAAACTGGAACACACGTTTAATCTTATTCTTCACCAGATACGGAAAGAACACCTTGTCAAAATAATCAATTTGATGTTGTAAGAAGAAAGCAGAGCTGTTCCTCCAACCAAAATGGACATCACCCAGCAAGGCTACTTTCATTTGAATAAACTCGATAGCACGACTGGTTCAGGTTTTTTATTTTTCATTTTCTTTTCACGCTCCTTCACTTCTTCTTCCTTAACAGCATTGCTATTGTAGAAGTCGATTAAATAATTAATGTAATTGTTCTGGTAATCCTCATCAGTATCATGGTGGTGACGGGAATCCATTATCTGTGAAATTGGCATCTCTTGCACCAATTTAACTTTAGTCCGAAACATCTTTTTCTCTAATGCAATCCGACGATAGAACGCATATAAACCTATTCTGGTAAAGTAGGCAAATGCCGCACCCTTTTCTGGATTGAAGTTATGAGCATACCTTAACATATTTTCAATGGCATCACCAGACATTTCTTCTACAAATATATAACCACAAAAATTCCCTTTGGTGGCAAGGTTAGTGGCCAACAGAACCAACATGGCAGCGGCCTCGTTAGACATTTGAGGACGGGGAAGGTCATTCTCTTTAGCTTCAATACAAGCCGAACTATAGACAGTCATCAGTCTGGTAAATTCCACACCATCAATGTAATAATTTTTCATATGTTCATTCTCCCGTAATTATATTTGTTAGTTTAATGTCACCAAAGTCGCAGGAGCGCGTAGCGCGAGTTCCCCGCAGGGGATAATATTTCTAGTAAGGGTTTTCTATTCGCGAATGGTAAATGGGTTTGATTGAAATTGGCTCCAGACCGAAGCCAACCCATGATAAAATGTCTCTCTTCAAATTTTTTTGACAATATAATTAAATATATGTTTAAATATATACTAAGATTATATTGAATCTATTGTAAATATAATCCCCTTCGGGGAACTCGCACTTCGTGCTCCTGCAATTCTAAATTTATAAATTATTGAATATATATTTAAGTATAATGGTTTACAGACAGTTGAAATTGGGGTAAGTTCAAATATATTTCAATTATATTGCAGATAGCTGACCTACCTCAATTTGATTTTCACCATGGAGTAATCGAATTCCTCTCTGATGTAAATCCGCATCCGTTTGATGAAATGAATGAGGGAATAATTTTCTCTCTTCTTCCAGCTCAGGTCATCTGCTATATCCCATACCACCAACCTCTCTTTGGAATGATGCAACCGCAATCCACGACCGATACTCTGTAACACCCGAATCTTACTCTTGGTGGGTGAAGCCAATATTACGTGGTGGATATTTTTGATATTTATACCGGTTGAAAATACCCCATATGATGCTATGATGATTGCATCGGTTTCGTTTTCCATTAACACCCGGATAGCTTCTCTGTCCTTAACAGCCGTGCCACCATTGACCAAAAATACTTTCCTGCCGGGGTTGGCCTTGGAGACTTTCTTGAACAACAGCTCCCCGTGGTCTAGCTTCAGGAACAGCATCAACGAATTACCTTTGCAATTTCCCACCAGATTGGCCAGAGCATTATTACGGTTGGGGTAGTTCAGCAGAAATTTAATCTCATCTTGGTAATTACGTTTAATTTTCCGGTGTATGTCAGCATACTCAAACATCACCGCATTGATATGTAGCTTGGCTATCTCCCCTTTATTAATCAGTTTGCGCGTGGTGGTCATTACCTTGGCCGGTCCCAGCAATCCCTCTATCACATAGGTGTGTGCTTCCGCGTCATCCAGTGTCCCGGTCAATCCTATTTTGTAGTCACACTGGCACTTCTCCATGATAGACACCAGTGAGGTAGCCTTAACCGTGTGTGCCTCATCAACAAACACCGCGTCGAATTGCTCAAAGAACTTTTTACCCATACGGAAAATTGACTGCCAAGTGGAAATAGTGATAGGCTTGTCGGTGTGCTTATCTTGGCCAGCGTATACCAGATGACAATTCTTTTCTGCATCCCAGCCGTTCTTAGAGGAGTAGTCTGCAAAATCGGATTTCATCTGGTTGGTCAGGGAGGTGGTTGGTACCACTATAAGAGTCTTTTTAACCCCTGTAACGTCCTGTAGGTAGCGTAGACCCATATAGATAGATAATGACTTACCGGACGCGGTAGGACTCAGGAGAACGGCTCTCTTGGTGTTTAATATGTGATACAGACCAAGATACTGGTGTGCACGTGGGGTGATAGGGTTGCCATCCGAATGGAGGTGAAGGTTTTCCGCATAGGTCATCACAGTTTCCCGTGGGACAGTAACCTCTGTGGTTTCTTTGTACGTGCACGTATACCCGCGAGACTTGGCATAATCTGCGATATGTTTGGTGATACCCACGTAGAAAGTATGGTTCCACTGGTTAATCATATAAATTAATCCGTCCCATACACCGGCTTTGTACTTCGGCATATGTTTATAGCCGGGAGGGTGGAAAGCAAACTCTTCAATCAACTCATGAAGAATCCCTTTGTTACACACTACCCGGTTATAGACGTTATCAATTTGTTCAATGACCACATCAGTCATTAGATGGTACCCTTCATAAACTGTTTCCACTCAATAGCGTTTTTGATAATGAAACTTCTTTGTTCCAGAGACTTAACCGCTCTTTCCATCATGTTGATTTTTTGTTCGATTATTTCTAATTTATTTTCAATGTATTGAATCTCTACGTCTCCCGGTATATAGGTCTCTAAAATATCTCTCCGGTCAACTCTACCATTACGCTCAAAGGTGTGGTGTTCAAACACTGCCACCTTTTTACTGGCCAAGGTGTTGTGCACCTTTTTGAAATTCATCTGTTCGTCGAAAATATACCCCAACCATTTTGAAATGAGGTATGGGGTCTGGATAGAATCATAGTCCAGCTTACTCGCATTGATAGCAAGGTCTTCTGTAAGTTCTTTTTTCAGTTGTTCAATATTCATAATATAGGTGTTCTCAGGTTATGTAGGATTGGTGCTATAGGCGTGCCGGGTGATACCGGTAATGTCGTTATCGGGGACTTCTATACGCATTTCTGTGTAAGCCAACGTCAAGATACCCTGAAGTTCCAAAGACCCCCCAGAATCAAGCGCAACAGCTCCTAGGGTGGTTGGCCACGCATCCAAGAACACAAGTTTGCGTATAGGGTTACGGGAGTTGTTCAGTATCATTATAGACACATCAGAGAAAACCTGTTTACGGGATTCTTCTGTGTGGTGAGAGGTACCAGCGGCCTTGGACATCCAGTTGTATACCTCTGTGTAAGAATCCCAGTTCTCGTCTATCATAAAACCAATGTCACACTCGCTGTAGATAATCTTTTCTCCCATCTCGGGATATTTTACCCAGCGGTTTTCTACATCAACCGGGTTCAGGGTTAATGGTGGTACAATAACATCCTGTGCCAGTTCAGAAACTATTGGCAATTCATGAATGGATAGGATAAAATTATTGGATAGAGCATTGTTCAGGGTTACTTCAGGCATGGCATTAAATTCTCTTTGTTATCAGTATATATAAGACAATTATTTCAGGAAAAAGTGCCTAATTATCTGAAAAATAAGCACAAAAAAAGGGAGCCGAAGCCCCCCTTTTCATATATCACGCTTGCCGGGTTTATTCGGTTACAGTGAACTTTCTGTAGTACCAGTTTTGGCCAGCAGTACCGGTGGTGAAAGGATTGTTCTTCATACCATAACGGGTTTTGAAGCCGATACGTGGTTGGAAGTCATTTTCACCTTGTGCCTTCATCATGGTGAAAGGTACGTATGGGCAGTAGTAGTAACCTGCATCATAAGCTGAAGAACCTTTATAACCAACAACGATGGTATTAGCGGTCATATATGGGTCAACATATACGTCATACTTACCCAACAGACGACCGGCATAGGTAATACCGATGTTGTTATTACTCATGTTTGCGCCAGAAGCAACATCACGAGCTGGGTCAAGTTTAGAAACCATGTCCAGACCAGCAGCCATTACAGGGTTGGTGATAACACGGTTACCAAGACCACGACGAGTACCGAGAGCAACTTCATGAGCAACACGGTTAATCATACCAATGATGTTCTTGAAGTGTTCAGCTTCCCAACGACCACCAGAATCAGGAGTCGCTCCACCGATGTTGTAGATGCCTTCAGCAGCGATTACAGCGGTGTAATCAAAGAAGTCAAATCCACCAGCGGTAGCATGAGAATACGAAGTGGTGTTCAGAGTAGGAATCGCTTGAGATACAATGGTATTAACGATTTCGCGGTTAATCTCTGCGGTCAATTCACCGGACAACAGGTTGGCCAGTTCAGTTTCAGCATCCAGACCGTGTACAGCACGCAGGTCTTGAGCCAGTTCTGTGGTATAATGCGCTTTCAGAGCACGAGTTTGAGCTTCAACAGAAGTCTTCTCGATGGTGAAAGACATTTGGTTCCAAGGACTATTTTGAACAACAGGGTCGTTCGCAGGGTCACCAGCACCACCGGCAACTTCTTCAACAGTACCCATCTTTTCCGCTACGTCTGTACCATACTTACCGGACAGTGTAGGGTCTGGAGCACCAGCAAGAGGAGAATAAACCTCTGTAGGTGAACCTGCCGCACGAACGTCAGTTGCATAAGACTTCATCGCGAAGATAAGGCCAGTAGGCATTGACATAGGTTGTACACCCATCAGTTCATGAGCAATCAGCGAAGGTGCTGTACGACGAACCAATGAAATCAGTACGGGGTCATAAGAAGGACGAATAGAAGAGTTAGTTCCATCACCCAGACCAGCGGTAGTACCGGTAGCAGCAGTTGCTTCGTTCATATCGTTTACTTGGTTCTCAAGCAGGCGAATAGTAATGTTACGGATAGCCGGGTCTTTGATAGCAGCTACGCCTTCAGACTCGATAATCGGCTTCCACTTCTCTTTGACTTCTTCTGTCAAGATTTCTTTTTGCATTTGAATCTCCTAATAATTTCTTTTTGTTATTTGTTTGTGCTTGCTAATAGTTTCGCTGCGGCCTGAATAAGAGTATCTTTTTCGCCCGCGTTATCATTGTCATCATTAATTTCAGTTAAGTCGTCTTCTACAATAGTTTCTTCTTCGCTCAGGGTAGAGCTGGAAGATTTTTTAGAATCAATAAATGATTCTTTTAAGGTTTTGATGTCAGACTTATACTTTTCATCACTTTCATAATTTACAGATTTAGACAAATCAGTCAGTCTTTCCTTGTCGGTGTCGGCCAGACCTTCGGAGACATCTGAAAGGATTGTGTCTTTTTTCATTTGCATGATAGACTCCTCCAATGTTTCCTTTTCGAGATTGGCTTCTTTGACTGCTTCTTCTAAATCACCGACCTTATTAGCAAGGTCTTCCAATACGTCATATCTTTCCTCTGGAATATCCATAAAGTGTTCAGCGAAAAGATTACGCAACCCACCCAAGAAACTCTCTGTAATTTCAGTACGAATTCCCTGCTCGATTGCAAGTTCATTATCCTTAGTCCACTCGGCCACAACTTTATTCAGGTACCCGTCAACTTCTTCTTCAACAGACTCCTGAATCTCGGTGCGAGCGACTTCCAGTTGTTCATCATATTCCTGTACCAGTTTAGCGGCATACCCATTGGTCTTAACCGCAACGGCTGATTCAAAAATAGTGGTAATTTTTGCTTTGGTTTCTTCAGACAATTCTTCCGCACCAGATAAAGCTCCAACCAAGTCTTCGCTTATTTCTTTTGCTTCGGAGATTTCGTCTTCAAAGTCTTCTACGATTTCAGACCATTCGATGTCGGCTAAATCAACATCTTCAAATCCACCCTTGGCTTGAGCAGACTCAACCAGCTTCTGAACAGACTCTTCAGATAGTTTGTCTTGTTTACCCAGAACCATAGCTTCAGAGAAAAGTTTGTAATCGTTCTGTAATGTCAGTGCCACACCCCAAGTCTCTTGGTTAGTGAAACCTTGATAACCCTCTTCCAGATTATCGTCGTCTTCGACAACAGTATCGTCATCGGTATTTACATCTTCGTCTTCATTCATGATTCCGACGATTTCACCTTGGTCAAACAGGGTTTCTGTTTCAGCAATGGTCAGTGTGTTATCACAGTTAGGGCAGACGTGTTGCTCTTCTTCCAGACCCATTATAGTGTCGCATTCAGGACATTTGAATTTGATATTCATTCTTTTCTCCATGTATCTTTATATATTTATAAAAATTGTGTTTTGTTAAATACCCTATAATGGGTTATACTAATTTGTTCATGACTTCCATGAAGATTCTGACGTTCTCTTCGGCCAGATTTTTCATTTTGGTACCATGAACCCGTTTTTGAATCTCTTCAATTTCTGCTTCTCGAACAATACCGTGGTCAACGAAATACTCGACCCCCTCCATAATACCGTTCACAAATGCTTTGGGAGCTGAAGGTGCGGCCACCACGTCGATACAGGACATTTTGAAATCGTCTTGAACCTCGTTGATACCTTTAACATTCTTTGTGCTACCCACCCCACGAGAAGAAACACCAATCTGTACTCCACCTTCTAGCAAACCCTTAACAATATTACCCATGGGGGTATTAAGAACTTTTGCTTTACCTACATACGCCCCACTGTTATCATTAAGTTCTGTGATAAGATGGGAGGCTCTCTCCGGGTTAACAGAGAAGGTCTTAGGGTGATTAAGCTCACCGATGGCACGATTGGTCTTTATGTAGTTTTCGTTATACAGAGCAACTTCGCGCTCCAGAATAGATTTTTTGTAGTTGCGGCCATTTTTGTTTACCGCATCATACTGGAGCATAACCCCTTCAATGAACCACTCCTTTTTACCATTAACCTCTTCGGTCATGGCTTGAGTGGTGTCTTGTAAAAATTCAGTCATTAACAACATGTTCACGCTCCGGGTCTCTTGGCCTTGGCACGCGCAATCTTACGTAAAGTCTTTTTGGATACTATCGCACCGGTCTTTTTCTTCTTAGACTTCATGGTTTTGATAGCACTTTTTCTACGCTTGGAAGCAGAAGCAACACCACTGTTCTTGGCCTTCTGGCTTGCGGTCACACCACGTTTATGTTTGGTTGCGGTACCGGCAGCGTGGAATTTACGGACAATACGACCAACCGCTTCCGATTGCATCATGTCTTGAATAGCAGCTTCTGCCTTTTCGGACAGTGCCTTTTTAACATCTGTTTTGATAATCATTGTACCCTCATTGGTCTTTTTGTATGATGCCATACAGGATTTTCTACCTTTTGCGAAGGTCAGTTTTACCTGCTCACCGGGGATTTGATTACCAGAGATAGGCTTGCCATCCCACCGAGAAGTTACATCGTTGAGAATAAAGTCTTTATCTGCCATGTAAGCGGCCTTGGCCTCTTTACACGATTTATAATCTCTTCCGTGTGCCGGTGTTAATGTTTTCATTTATTTTATTCCTAGTGTTATTTTGGCAGCAGGAGTCAGGGACTTTTTGTTCCATTTAACTCCGGCCTGTGTTAAACTTTTCAGAATGTTGGAGAATTCTTCCCACATATCGGGAGAGTGTTTACCCTTAACAAACTTTTTTATACCAGCATCAATAATAGTATTTAGGTCTGTCTCTTTCGGGAACCGTTTACCGGCCAGTTCACTGAACACCGTGGCAAAGAATTTCTCTTGATTAGGAGACATAGCCTCACCCAGCGCACGTAATCGTTCAGGAGTTGTGACATACTGGGGAGCGTCCGTCTTTTTTTCTTCTACAGCCTCTTTAGCCTTTTGACTCAAAGATGCTTTCAAATCGTCTTTACTTATCATCTTTTTCATCGTCTTTAGGTTTAGGCTCGGGTTTAGGTTCCTTCTTCTCCACTGGTTCAGCAGCGGGTTCTGGTTCACCCTCTTCTGGCTCTGCGGTTAATGCTGGGTCTGGAATGTATCCAAGAGGAGCCAGAGGGTCATCAGAATATTTCTTTTTCTCTTCTTCAATCTGAGTGTCCATTTCCTTACGGTCTTCTTCGTTCATCTTCAGTACGTTTTCCTGTACCCATTCAACCGAGAAGAACTTACCGACGAACCCTTCAACACTAGCAAGGATTTCTAACCGGGTGGTCATAACCTCTGCATCTTTCAGCTCTGAGAAATATGAATCCTTGTTGTAGTATAATTTGATGTTCTGGATTTCTTCATCCCAGTCCTCTTCAGTAATAATACCTTTGAGGATTAATTGGGTGCGAAGAATGTCGAACAATATTTTGTTGAACTGAATACGTAGCTTGTCCACAAATTTAGAGAACTTCAGTTCGTCTCTGGTAATCTCAGACGACCTACCAATGTTCACCATTGACTCAGCTTCCAATCGTGCCATGGGGACGTTCAGAGCCTTGTACAGCTTCTTCTGGAAGTATAAGACATCTTCTATTTGGTCTAGGTTCTGGCCACCGGGAGCGGTATCGACT